GTATTAATACCTTTTATTTCTTTTATAAGATCTATTTTCTCCATTATCTAATAATTTTAAAAATATTATTATTATCAGTTACAATAGATTCTCCTGTAGATAATTCATATTTAATTAATATCTTATAATATCTCTCAGGTTCTAATCCATTAATATGAAGACTAAAGAAACTTCCTGATGGATCACAACTAACTATTGTATAGTTATCATCAAAATCTATAATCATATCTTCAGTTTTTATATCCTGAATTGCCCAATAAGAATTTTCTGGTAGTGCTTTATTTGAAGTATAAATTGAAGATGTTGTAAATGTTCTAGTTGGATATTTATCTCTAGTACTTATTCTAAATTCATATTTTTCAGTTGTTGACTTTATTCTATATGGATTGTTAGTTATATTAATAACACAATTTGTATTATCTATAATAGAAAGACTGCCTGTATTATAACTACTATCATTCCACCTTATTTCTAAGCATGGAGGGAATATAGTATGTGTATCAGTACTAAAAAAATTAGTAACTATAAAACTCGATAAGCTATTTTCTATAGAATCAGAATGTTTTATAATTATTCCATTATTATTATCTCCACTAAACCAGTTATTTACTATTGGAGAGATGTTTACATCTACATCTTTACTATCTTTATAATTAATAGTTTCACTAATAACAGTATTATTATTCCAAGATCCTCCTCCTGATGTTATATAATAATGTGGATTTGTCCAGGTATTTACTGATGATTCATAAGATGCAGTACTATACCAACAAACACCATTTTGAGTTTCTGGAATATCATTAAATTTACCAGTTCCCATTATCCAAGAATCATCAACTTGTGCAAATTCTAAAGTATATGGAATAGTTAATCCTTCAGCATTTGCTAAATATAATTTTAAATAGGCATCCCAAGTAGATTCTAAAGATAGATTTTTAATAATAGCTATATCTGAATCACTAAAAACAATTAGTGATCTTCTTATATCATCTGTAGATACATTTATATTTTTAACTGCTACTTCTAAAATTTCATCTAAGCCAGTGTTTTTTGCTGGTTGGTGAGAATATAATGTTGCATCAGATGCAGGAAATATTTTATATACTGCCATTTATTTTTTATTTATTATATATTAAAAAGTAACAACTCTACCTTGAATATCTATATTAGGATATTTTATTTCAAAAATACAAGGATCTAATGATGGATATATTATACCATTAATTGTAGATCCATTTATATCATAAGAATATTTAGAATAACCAGATGATTCACCAGTTTTATTAATGATTTCTATTTTTTTAACAGTTTGTACTCCTTCAACCTGATCTAATAATGAGTAAATATTAGATAAAACTATTGGTTGATTAATTTGAAAATTACCTATATTAAAATAATCTTTTGCTTTTATTAAACATCTTGATATAACATCTTGACCTGAATAATTTGGATTAATAATAATATCAAAATTAAATCCTATATTAATAATATATGCTGGTTTTATATTTACAGAATCTGTCATTAAACGATAATCTGAAAGATAAGATTGGAGATTTTCCATTAATAAATCAGAAGGAACTGATAAATTTCCATTAGAATCTAAACTTAAAATATATAAACTAACTAAAATCTGATCTCTTTGACTTAAGTCTTTACCAATATAATTAATAAAAGTAGCATCATCTTTAGTTACATATGCTTTAGATATCTTTCCAAATTTACCTGGCATACTAATAGTTCTTGCTAAATAATCTTGCTGAGTTACTGCTCTTAATTGAGATGGAAATTCTGCAAGAGTATTTAGTCTTAGTTCTTCAATTGTATCACCATCGCCACCACCTGTTGCTGGATTTTGATTATTTGTTGCTATAGTATTTTGCAAAGTTGTATTTATACCAGATACATTATAAGAAACTGGTATAGTTAATTGATTAGCCAGAGCATTAGATACTGCACCACCTCCTACTAAATAACTTACAGTAAGAGTAATATTTTTTGGTGCTAATCCATATGTCTGAGTAGTTACAAAATTAGTAGGATCAAAAGATGCAGTAAAAGATGATAGTCCATTTGTTAATCCAACACTTATACTATTTGGATCTGGAATTATAACTGAATCTGATACAGAATTAATACCAGGTCCAAATTCAATCACTAAAGATTCATCTGATTGTATTCTAGTAGTAAATCTTCTAGGGACATTTAATTTTTGTAATAAATAAGGTACTTGATTATTAGTAGATGGATCAGTATTAGTTACAGAATTAATAATATAATCTTGTGCTAAATATGGTACTTCATACCATTTATTACCATTACTATCAACAACATCAGTTATTGTAATAATATTTTTTTCATTTATATTAATAGTTGCAAATCTTTGAATTGCTGCAAAATCAAATGTTTTTGTTTTTATCTGACCAGATATAGCTTTTGCTTTCTTTGTTAAAAGATAGCTATCTGGTTGATTATTAGTAGTTTTATAAACTTCAACAGTAGTTGGATCATAAGAAGACGATGTTGTAAAATCTACTTTTTCAGGTATATAAAAAAATACAGAAGAGTTTACATTCGATTGGATTTGCATTCCTGGTTGTATAGTTACTGCATATGTAAAATCTGGATAATTTTGACCACCAGTTATATTTGACAAAATAGTTTGGTAAACATCTAATTCTACAACTGCAGCAGATGTTATTTTTGGTCTATACCCAAGCATATATGCTAAACTATATAAATTATTTGGTTGTTTTGCATACTGTAAAAATGTCTCTTGTAATTGATTATCTAAATAGAAAGATAGTACATCTCCTATATATGATGCCATTTCAATAAACATTGAACCGGGAGATGGTTGTGTAAAATCATTATATACAGTTGGATAATAAGATTTTGCGTATTCAATTAAATCTGATTTAAATGTATTAAAATCTTTATTAAGATATTTGATGTCTTTTTTGTCTGCCATTTTTAAGCATTTTGTATCCCGATAGTTGCTGTATCAGTTTCTGATGTGTTTAATAATTTATAACTTAAATTTATAATTATTGAAGCTGTGTTATTATCTCCACTAATATTCAATTCTGTAACTTCTATATTTGGAAAATTTGATTCTAATTGAATTTTTAAATTATTTTGTATATCAGATAGTGTATTATCAGATATCTGTTCAAATAATTTAGATCTTAATCCAGCACCAAAATTAGGATTAAAAGGTCGTTCTCTTTTATCAGTCAAAAGATAATTTATTATATTATATTTTGTCTGTTCTTTTGTAGTATAAACTGAAGAAAATACACTAGGAGATGCAAATGGTAATTTGACTCCTATTCCTGTAGAAGGTTTTAAATCTAGTGGTGATATATTTTTAAATCCATATGCCATATTATATTGCTCCTTTATCTATTAAATTTTTCATAAGACCAGAATAATCTGGTACTTCATTAATTTGTACCATTGATATATCAGAACTATGTCTTGCTGTTGATAACATTCCATTAACATCTCCAACTACTGCTTCAGAAGGTTGGAAAAAAGAAACGGGATTAATATTATCTGTACCAAAACTTAATGTTTCAATATCATCAGTTCCCATTGACATTGCAGTTTCATTTAATAATGCATTTAAAGGAGATGAATTAGTAAATTTTGTAGTGACTGGTTTTTTATAAGTTTCTACAGTATTTAATGTCAATGGAACTTTATGTTTTTTAGTTTCATTTATAATATTTTCTATACTAGATGAAGGAACTTTTAATTCATTAATTATTTTTGGTAATTCTTCTCTGAGAGCTGCCTTCAGTTCTTCTCTAATAATTTTTCTAAGTAAATCTATTTTTGCCATATTTTATAAATATTATTTTATTTTATTTTATTTGAGATAATTGAGTATTTAAATCTTTTATTTTATTTTTAGAATCTTCAATTTGCTTCTTTTTCTTAAGAATAACAATTCTTAATGCTGGTTGTGTAATTGCTAATGGAACTAATATAGCTATTTCTTCAGTTAACGCGCGAATTAATTCAGTCTCTGCTTTTATTGCATCATTTAATGCAGCTATTTTTTGTCTTTTTACTATTCCATTAGAAAATTTTCCTGTTGGATCAGAATTTTGAAGATCTTTTACTAATTGGAACTTTGATTTTGCTAAAAGCTTTCTCATTCTTCTTCTTAGTCTTTTACCACCTTTTAGTTTACTAACAAATGCATTTAAATTTAAAGAATCTTCTTGTTCATCATTTTCATTTTCAGGATCATCTAAACCCATATTAAAACTTACTGAATCTAATGTATCTAAACTTGTTTGTTGATCTATATCTTCTGAATCTAAATAGTTTAGTGATTCTTCTAATATACTTAATTCATTTGCATTTAAAGCACTTATATTTGCAGTGACTAATTTTTTTGATTCTAAAAGTAATTTAACTTCTTGAATTATTATTTGATCATCAGAAGCAAAAGTTGGTGTTGATTCTACAACTGCAATTCCATTAGAATCTAATGCTATACCGTATCTTCTTTTTAAAGAAATTCCTTCATCTGTAAGTTCTTCTGTTAAAATTTGAATTGTATAATTTCCATATATACTGTCAGTTTTCTTTTTGTTATTATCATAATTTATTATAAATTTATCTAAACTATCCTTTGATTTTTGTAAATCTGTTATTAGTGCTTGTAAAGATGGGACAATGCTTGGATCTATATTTTGATCACAATTTTCTAAATTTAGAATTATTAATTTAATTACTTCAATTAAATTTCCTATTTTTATTGAAACATCTTGTGCTAAATAGTATATATTATTTAATACTGAATTTATTTCAGATAATCTCTTTAAAAAATAATCAGCCCAGTATTGCATTTTTTCATTTGCTCTTGCTGTAATAACATGAACACTTATTGTCCCAAAAATACTTGGAATCGGCATTCTAGATAAAAACTTACTTATTATTTTAAATATTTTTATTAAAATAGTTGCTATAAATATAATAGTTCTTCCAACTTGTATATATCCTAAAATTTGATCTACAGTTGATTTTAATTTTTGGCAAGTAGCAATAATATTTTTTATTACTGGAGTAATTCTTTTTGGATCAATTACTTTATCTAATTTTTTTAATGAATCACTAATATTTGATCCTAGAAATGTATCAGAAAATGCAATTATATTAGTTGGGTTATTTAATGATTGTACAGCTACACAAACTTCTCTAGTTTTATCTATATAATTTATAATTTTTTTATATTGTTCATTTTCAAGTGAGTTTATATTAGTGTATTTATCTAATCCAGCTAAAGAATTTTTAAGATAATTAGTCATTAGTGATGTCTCTGGAAAAGCTAATTTTATTTCTGGATCATTAAATATAGAATCTGGTGAAGAAATTAAAAGAGTTAGTGATTGTTTTAATTGTGAAACTATTCCACTTAAAGCAGTTTTTGAGACTGTATTATTAGCATCACCAAAATCAGAATAATAACTATCTATTATAAATTGAATTTGATATGCAGCATATTGAATATCATATTTTTTTTTACCTAGAGGAGTTGTTGGTTTTTCTGATGGATCAAATGGTTTTGTTCCTGGTAATTTATTTACTGAATAACTAATTACATTACATAAATCTATAGATGCTAATAAATTCAATAAATTTATTAAACCATAATCTAATGGATTTTTAAGTTTTTTATTATTTGATATATTTGTTTTACCATAATAAAAATTATTAATGGCAACTCTAACTTTATTAATAGCTTTATTTATTTGAGAAGTAGTTTTTCCAAACCCTTTTGCAAGATTTTTACCTTGAGGAGGATTATACTTTTTTTCTTCTACCTTTGGTGGTAGTTGTGGACCTATAAATGTTGAATTTGAAGTATCTGACATTATCTTGTAAATGTATTTTTAGACAAAGGATTTGATGGATGTTCTTTATTAGAAAAAATACTACTTATTTTTTGACAGCTAGAATATAATACTTCACCAGCTTGTTGAATATTTAAAAAAGATCCAGCTGAATCTGTTTCTGCTACTGTTTGCATTAGACTGGCGGCATATTGTATATCTCTTACTAAATCTGTAAATTGATCTATAAAAACTTTTCCTTTTATTAGAGGATCTCCTAAAGTTTCTGCCCTATTTCCAAGTTCTATTTTATCACTATCTAATAAAATTTTTTCTGTTGCATCTAAATTTATAGTTTTTGTAGATGATAATGCTATCATTTGCTTACCAAATAAAAATATTCCATCTGTTTTAGCATGTAATAATATTCTTTCAGAAGAAAGAATTATTTGGTTTCCTTTATATGGAAATTCTGGATTAAGCATTATTATCTTGATCTATTGGTGAAATAAATTCATTTGATGTTGGGATTCCTTCTATTTTAATTACTTCTTGTATTTGTGGATCAAAAGATTTTCCACTAGAATAAGATCTTATAGGAAAATTATTTAAATCTACAATTTCAATTTTTTGTCCAGAAGTCATATATATAGAAGATCCATCTCTATTTATATCCTCAACTGTAGTTGGAGATAATTGTTCTTGACTAGTAAGTTGTTTTTGAGAATTAACAATTATAGTAATAGGTTTACCATTAGTTTCAATAGGGGTATTAGACCAAGTATTTATTGATTTTAAATTCGTAATTGTTGATCCAAGTCTTATAGATTGTCCCCATCTTCCTTGTAAAATTGTATCTCCTTCAAATGGCCTTATTGTTTTTATATCTTGATTTTCTTGAAATGTATACCCTTGAGGAAGATCTGGATAGCTACTTTGGCGATTATCATAACCAGGTTTAGATAATTGAGATTTTACATATTCTAAATATTCATTCATATTTGGAAAAGCATTAGAATTTGGAGAATTCCAAATATTAAATGCTGGTAAATACCAAAGATCTTTTTTATCTGTTCCATCATTAAGATTATGGGATGGTCCAGGAAATATTATAACAATTTCTCCTATAGTAGGTAATTGCCTAATAAAATTAAACATTGGATAAGCTGGCTTAGAGTATGCAGAATTAGAAGTATTATTAGACTTATTCTCATATAAAGGTTCAAAAAATATAGAACCTATATCTTTATCAGAGTGGTATAATGGATCAGTTAGTTCATCTAATAATTTTTCTCCTAAAATTATCTTTTTAACTCTACCAATTATAAAAGGTCCGGATGATGTTTTTCCTTTTTTATTATCAAATTGATCAAACATTATCTATTAATTTTGCTTCTTCTTTTTCTTTCGGAAAAATTGAGTTTACTTCACTAAATAATTGTGCAATATCTTTCTCAGATAAAATACTAGAATCTCCTCCTTCAGCTTGTGTTTTCTCTGCTGCTTTTTGGAATAGTTGAAGTATTTTCATAAGAACTTCATCATTTTTTAAACTAGAATCAAAAAATCCTTTTAATAAAGGAACTATAATTATCGCATCTCCAGGAGAAGAGATGAGTTCAGATAGTCTTTCTATCTCACCTAATATTCTATTCTCTTGATTTTTATGCTTATCATAGACCTCTTTAACTATATCTGAGATCTTTTTTCCTTTGAATATTTCTTTTTCTAAGTCCATTATTTTTTAAATAAATATCAATGGTCTATATTTTCAATATAATTACTTAATACACGTTTATATATAGTTTTTAATTTTTTTATAACTTTTGTTATTGTACTAGATTGTACATCTGTTATTTCTTTGATATATATGAAAATTGCTTTCTTATTAAATATATCGATATTCTCTCTTTTTTTAAATATCTCTAATATAGCATCCGCAGTTCTAATATCTTCTGGTTTATCAAATAATTCAAATAAATTATCGTCTACCTCTTTTACAAATAAATCAACAACATTAAGTCTATCAATCTTATCAGATTCTGGTTTTTCAATAAGTTTATCTATAGTATTTACATCATTATGAATTTCTTGGAAATCAGTCTTTGATAAAACTCTTTTATAATTTTTTTGATTATATAAAATTAAATATCTCTTAACAATTGTACCAAAATATGAGTATGCTTTACCTTTAGATTGGTCATAAAGATCAATTTTCTGTAGTAAAAAAGATATAACCTCATACTTTAGATCTTCTATATTATCAACATCAGTATAATAAAATTTAAACGTATGAATAATATTTTCTGCTAATTTATAAAAAGCATTGTGGATATTTTCATTATAAATTTTATTTTTTTCATAATATGTTGGAGCTAATCTATATTCTAAAATAGATCTTTCTGTATCCTCAGTAAAATAGATATTTTTTGTTTTAGGTTTTCTTTTTCTTAGCTCTCCTTTTTTTGTAAGTTGGACCTCTGCAGCTGGTTCTTTTTCTATCATATTATTAACTATCTATAAAATCTTGAATTTGTGTTTGGATTTGTTTTACTGAATCAAATAAAGCTAGTAGTTCTGCATCAGATTGTACCCATATTGTAGCATCTATTTTTTCTACTGTTTTATCTACCTCTTTCATTGTAGTTAACATTGCATTTATAAAATTAGACTGCTTTATTAAGGCTAGTTCTAACTTTATATTTTTATTGTAAAGATTGTAAATTATATAGCCAATAATAGTAACTGGCCATAATATGATCATGAGTGTTGTAAGCATATATTATTTATTTTGGTTTTCTATTTTTGAAGCAGCTAGATCGGCTTGATGTACTATATAAGGCAAGTTTGTTTTCAATTCTGAATCAGGAGAATATGTAATATAATATGATTTATTTCCTTCTTCATATAATCCGTCATGCAATTTAATTGTCAAAAATTCATTTTCAGAAACCTCAATATTTGCTTGTTGTAAATAAAATAAACTCCTATCTGATATTCTCATATGGGTCATTTTATTATTATATTTGTAATGAGCACCTTGGTTTTTTATATGCCAGTCAGAATCATTTGGGATATAAAATGGTTCATTATTTGTTCCAAGTTTTCCTAAATCATGGTTTAAACATGAAAATACCAATTCTTCTATTGTGTAATTTTTCTTTTGATTAAATTTGTCCCACACTCTATCTATCACAAGTGCCATTTCAGTTACTCTGAGGACGTGATCTAAATACCCACCTGGAAAGCAATTATGATGTGCTGCTTTTGTAGATGCTGGTGATGTAGCTAAAGTAATTTCTAATTCTTTATAGAAATCTAACATTTTTGTTTTTCTATCTCCTGTGATATATTTTTCAATATATTCATTAAACTTAATAACATTTTGTTGGATTTGTTCTGCTGATAATTTTTTCATAAACCTTTTTTATTTTAAATTTAAGCATTTTTAACGAATTGTAACATATTATCTATAGAGTGTACAAAAATAATTCTTTTGTTATTTTCTAATTTAGTTACTTTACCTATTTGTGAATAATCATCTGGCATAGTAAGTAGAATAGTTCCAGAATCTGTTTCAATTTTACACATAGGGTATAAATCACAATTTGATAACTCTTCCAGTTCACTGCATTGTTTTGATTGATCAGCACAACTTATTTCTTTATAAATTAGATTATTTTCATCTAAATTATTTTTAAATCTTTCACAATAGGAACATCCAACAAGGGTGTAAATAGTTACTTTTTTCATAATTGTTTATTAATTTAATCTTCTTCCTCGTCCGTATAGAACTCAGGATCATTAACTTCCAGTACACTTTTCCAATATTCAATTTCTTCATCAGATAATGTATCATAAAATAATGATAAGTATTTATATATTGAATCAATTTCTTCTTCTGTCATTTATTTTCATTTACTATAATAAATATTTTTTACAGGGTATCTGCAAAAATTTTTAAATTTGATATTGTTTTTTATTACTTAATTATAACTAAAGCCCTGCAGAATGTTTTTTCCCGTCGGATTGATTACCGATATTCATTTAGTCTTTCAAAAATAACTTTCTTTATATACCTGAAGCATTGTAACCTTGATCTTAGCTCCTGGTAGCAAATTTGTCCTTTAATCTAAAAACACGCTCATGGAATCACACCAAGCTACGGTATAGAACTTAAAGATCTGCATTTATTCTACTAATATACAAAATTCTTTTGATATAAAAAAATATTTTTTGAAGTATCTTTTTTAAAGTACACATTAAACATAAATTTTTTTAATTAAATATAATGTCTTATGTTTATATTATGGATAATAGTAAATATATACTTGGATTATTAGAAAGTGTACTAGGAAGGAGCCGGCCTGATAAAAATGGTAAGGATCATGCATTTTATTGTCCTGTATGTAAACATAAAAATCCAAAGTTAATAGTTAACGTTATATCTGGCCAATACAATTGCTGGACGTGTCATCCACCCACCAAAGGTAAAACACCAGTATCTTTACTAAAAAGACTTCAAGTTTCCTCTGAGGTATTGCTTGAAATGAAAAAGTACTTTAAAAATGATAAATCTAAAGTAGAAGATTATGTACAGACTGTTGTTACTTTACCACAAGAATTTATATCATTAAGTATTATACCTAAAAATATAAATTTAGATTATAGAAGAGCAATGGCGTATTTAAAAAAGAGAAATATATCTGATCTAGATATAAAAAAATATAATATAGGATATTGCCCAACAGGAAGATATAGAAATCGAGTGATTATACCATCATATAATAAAAATGGCCAAATCAATTATTTTATAGGAAGATCATATGAAGCAGATGCTTTTTTAAAGTATGATGCCCCAAGTTGTTCAAAGAGCGATATTATAGGTTTTGAATTTCTTATAAATTGGAAAATACCTGTTATATTATGTGAAGGATCTTTTGATGCAATAGCAATAAAAAGAAATGTAATTCCATTATTTGGAAAAACTATCCCTAAAGCTCTTATGATGAAACTTGTAGAATCTGAAGTTAAAACAGTGTATCTAGCACTTGATAGAGACGCTCTTAAAGAATCAATGACTTATGCAGAAAATCTAATAAACATGGGTAAAGAAGTTTATTTAATAGAATTAAATGGAAAGGACCCATCAGATTTAGGATTTGAAAATATAACAAAATTATTACATAAAGCAACCCACTTAACATTCACAGATCTTATGATCAAAAAAATGCAATTAATATGATAGAAAAAACAAATAACATCTACAAAAATAAAAGCTTAAAAAGAATAGTCGAGACAGATCCAGAACTAAGGCAAATCACCTTACATGATTCTAGATATTATCAACGATCACCAGGAGTTTTCTTTCCTTCTGTAACAACCATTTTATCTTATTTTCCAAAAGGATCATTTTTTGAGACTTGGTTAAAAGATGCAGGACACAATGCTGACTATATTATGAGAAGAGCAGGTGATGAAGGAACACAAGTACATGAAGCGGCAGAAAAAATATTAAAAGGAGAAGAAGTAAGATGGATAGAAGCAGACGGAAGAGTTAATTATAACACACATGTTTGGAAAATGATTCTTGGATTTTATGAATTTTGGTCAACATGTAAACCAACTCTTATACTATCTGAAGAATTTATGTTTTATGATGAACATAAGTATTCAGGTACTTTAGATCTATTAGTAGAAATAAATGGAGAAAAGTGGTTAATAGATATAAAGACATCAACTGCTATCCATCCAAGTTATTTTTTACAAATGGCGGCCTATTCTAATGCCTATACAGAGCGTTTTTCTGAAAAGGTTAATAGAACAGCAGTTTTATGGTTAAAATCTAGTAAACGCGGCCCAGACAAGTCTGGTAAAAGAATACAAGGCTCTGGTTGGGAACTAAAGGAGGGAGATAAGACACAAGAAGAATATTTTGATATGTTTTTACACACATACAAGACTTATAAGATTATGCATCCTGAAGAAGATATAGAACTAACTACATTACCAAATACTATAAAATTGGACTGAATTAACTAATATTTATTACATATGATAAAACTTTCATCAATTCTATTAGAAATAACTAGTAAACCTGTAGCTATATTTTTAGGTGGTTCTGCTGGAGCCGGTAAAACTCAGTTTAGAAAACAATTTATAGATCCTACTGGCGAATTTACTGTTCTAAATATAGATGATGAATTTGAGCCACTATTAAAAAAAGCAGGCCTACCTTTAGATTTTAGAAAATATAAGGGACCTGAAGACCTTTCTGCTGCTGGAGTAGCAATGGGCAAGGCGCAGGCAACTAATAAAAAGAAATATGAAAAATCTAAAGGGCAGTTAGATAATTTAGTAATAGATGGTACAGGAGCTTCATCAAGAGAAGTATTAAAAAAGAAAAAAGAACTAGAAGATCTAGGATATGTAACAGCAATGGTATTAATATTTGTTCCACCTGATGTTTCTCTTTATAGGAATATTAAAAGAGGAGATGAAGGAGGAAGAACTCTTATGCCAGCTATTATATTAAAAAGCTGGTCATCAATGTTTGGTAATATAGAGTTATATAAAAAAGAATTTGGAGATAGTTTTATGATATATAAAGCATTCAAAGACGAAGATATTATATATAAAGATTTTGATCCTGAACATCCTGAACATAAAAAAGTGTTTTTTGATCCATTTAAAGTAAAAGGAAGAGAGAAGACTCCTGAGGAAAGAAAAAAATCAAATGAAAAAATTAAAGAATTAAATAATTTGATAAGATTGCAATTAAAAAAAGTAAAAGATTTAAAATTTACCGATCCTTCTCAAATCCAAAAGAAAATTAATAAATTAGCAAATGCGTGATTACTCAGATATAGGTAAAATAATTATAGAACAACTTCTGTATGAAGTAAATGCAGAAACTGGACCAGCATTCTTTCCTGGGAAATTTAAACCCCCTCACAAAGGACATTTTGAATCTGCAAAATATTTAGCAAGCCAAACATATGTAAATAAAGTATATGTTATAATAAGTAATGTAACAAAATTTGGAATTACTGCTGATGATAGTTTAAAAATTTGGAATGATTATTTAGCAGCTGAACCCAATCCAAAAATTGATGTAAAAAAATCAACTGAATCAACTCCAATAAAAGATATATTTAGATTTGCTTCTCAAAATCCTGATATGAAGAGTATTTATGTGGCAGCAGCTAAAGAAGAATCCGAGGAATTAGGATATTTTGATAAATTAAAAGAGAAATTTCCTGGAGTCATAAAACCAATTACTATCCCAGATCAATTCGATAGAATATCTGCAACTCAAATGAGACAAGCAGTAAAAAATGGAGATTTTAATGAATTTTCAAAGTTTTTACCAGATGCAGCATATAATAAAGGCGTAACAAAGGATGTATTTGGCTTATTAACAAAGATTATAAAATAAAATGGAAACAGCAAAAAAAATAGAGATTATAAATGATTTTATTAAATTTTGTGAGTATAATTTAGGAATAGAACAATTACCTGAAATAGAATTTACAAAAGATAAAGATTGGGTATTAAGTATTCATAGTTTTGGACAATATAAAAATGAGATAAAAAGTTTAAAAGTGTATATTGACAATAGAAATTTTGCAGATATACTAAGGACTCTATCTCATGAATTAGTTCACCACCGCCAAAACGAATTAGGGTTATTACATCCTAATGCAGGCAATACTGGATCTGATATAGAGAATCAAGCAAATTCAATATCAGGTGTATTAATGAGAAATTATGGACAAAAAAATGAATTAATCTATGAAACAAAATTAACTAATCTAATGGAAAATATTGTATCTAGCAATTTTACTATATATTGCGATATGGATGGAGTATTAACACATTTTGATGAGCAATTTGACCACTATTATGGAGTTTTACCTAGAGAATATTCAAAAGAAAAAGGTCCTATTATTTTTAAAAATGCTGTAGATGATATCGGTCTTGATTTCTGGGCAAAAATGCCTTTATATCCTGGAGCTTTACAACTATGGGAATATATATCAAAATACGAGCCTATAATATTATCTAGCCCGAGCACTTTTAAATATGCTACAGAAGGTAAATTAATCTGGATCAAAAATAATCTTAATCCTGCCCCTAGTGATATAATATTTAAACAAACAGGACATAAAGAAGATGCAATAAAAGATCTTCCAATTGAACAAATAAAAAAATCTATATTAATAGATGATTATTATAGAAATTTAGCACCTTGGAAAGAATTAGGTGGAATAGGAATAACACATAAATCATCAGATCAAACAATATCAATATTAAAAAAGTTCCGTTTATGAAAGAAACAAATTTAAAAAAAGAGTTTTCAAAAAGTACAGTACAAAGAATGAGAAATATTATCACAGGTAAAACTGGAGATAAGACGCAAGTTCAAACAGGTTGGGAAAATAAAAAATATAATTATTCAGAAGGAGATCAGTGGGAAGAAGTAGGAAAACAATGGACAATTAAAAATGGTATAAAACAAAATATTACTAAATTAGATTCTTTAAAATATTTAGCAGTTTTACCATTAACATGCCCATGCTGTGAAAAACCAATGAAAGTAAATGATTTAAATAAAAAAATGTATAATATACATAAAATATGTTTTGATTGTGTTATAGATATGGAAACAAAGATCAGGATAGAAGGTAAATGGGATGAATATGTTTCTAAACAAAGAACTGCAAGCAAAAATGATAGTTTGGTTGATTTTGAAAAAGCAATTGAAGCTTGGATGAAAGATAATGATTCTTTTATTACTGAACAGGGAGATATTGAAAGCTGGGGTAAGGTAGATAAAACAAAAATATATGAAGAATTAAAATCAAATATACAAAAATTAAAAAATATTGAAATTTAAAATATTTATAAAAAACAAATAACAATGCCGTATTCTATTGATAGAAAAAATAAATGTGTCTATAAAAAGAAATCAGACGGATCTAGAGGGGAAGAAGTTGGATGTACAAAAGGTAATTTAGATAATTATATAACGGCTTTACAAATGCATGCAGAATCAAAAAATATGAAAAATAAACAAATTAAAGAAATTGATTTAGAAAAAAATCAAGACCCAATTGATGGATCTCTTTCAACAGTATATGCTGTTCAGAAACCTTATACCGGATGTCAATTGACAGATTTAGTTAAACCAATTGATCCTTTATTAGGTATAGGAGCAGGCCACCAAATCGCACCAGATCAAATCCACTGTGTATTTGCAGATGAACCATCAGCAGAAAAAATGGCTGCAAATCTATTTGAAGATCATGGTAAAAAAGAGCTTGCTTTAGAAGACAAAAAAGATACAACTTCAAAAAAAGTACAGGCCACTATAGATATGTTGGAAAAGAAAAGAAAAGAGCATATGAAAATGGCAAAAGAAGATCCTAAAAATGTAAGTACTCATAGAGAACAAATCGCAATGGTTACTGGAAAGATAGATGATTTAATGACTAAATTAGAAAAAATCGAGAAGTCTAAAAAGCCAATTGAAGAAAAAATACAAGATAAATCAAAAAATAAAAAATAGTACATTATGGAACAATTTGCAATATTAATAGGAACTCTATTACAATCTAGAAATCAAGCACATATTTATCACTGGCAAACAAAAGGTATGGGCTCTTTCGCAGCGCATCTGGCATTGGGTGCATATTATGAAGAAATAGTTGATCTAGTAGATTCATTAGTTGAATCAGTTCAAGGTCGTTATGGTATTGTATCTGGATATAAAATGGCAGGTACTATAAGAGAGGATGGAAATTATGTAACTTATTTTGAAGCTATATGTAAATTTGTTGAGACAACTAGACAACAAGTTCCTCAAGATTCTTATATTCAAAATCAAATAGATACAATTGTAGAACTTATTGAAAGTACAAAATATAAATTAATAAATTTACAATAGGTGGATAATTTTGATGAACTACATGAAGGCGAATTCTGTCCTAGATGTTTATATGAGTATATTTTAGATCATAAAAACACTCTTGAAGAAGCAGAATATCAAGGACATCAAGTTCCATTAGGAAAACCTATGGCAGGTGATATTAAGAAATTTAAAGTCTATGTAAAAAATAAAAAAGGTAATATAGTTAAAGTTAATTTTGGTCAAAAAGGAGTTAGAATAAAAAAAAATATTCCTGCAAGACGTAAAAGTTTTAGAGCTAGACATCACTGTGATACTAATCCAGGACCAAGATGGAAAGCAAGATATTGGAGCTGTAAAAAATGGTAAAAATGAAAAAAATGCATAGTTTAAAAACTCTTTTAGAGATGGGTGATTATACATCTGCTACAACAAAACAGACTAGTATAAATCCAGAAACAGGGAAAATTTCTTGGGATGTGTCTTATACTCCAAATTTTAATTTAATATTTAAAAAACTGGATGAAGTAATTAAAAATATCCAAAGTGCAGAAAAAGATGAAAAAATGTCTGATCCAGTAATTAATCAATCAATAAGAACATTAAAAGCAACAAAAAAAGCTTTACAAGATAGAATAATGGAAAAATATCCAAACTTTTTAAAAAATAAATAATGATAAAACTAACATCCCTTTTAAAAGAAGATTATGGTGGAGATACTTACAATATAGGTATGAAACAATATACAACGTCCAAACCTAAATTATCTCAAAATGAAACTGAGAAAATTAAAGGTGCAGACGGCAGAGGCTGCTGGGATGGATATAGATACGCAGGAACTGAGAATGGTAAAGATAAATGCATTAAAGTAAAAAATGAAAATGCTAAAATATGCCAATGTGGATCACCTATGTATGAGAATATTTGTATGGAGTGTGGATATATGCAAGAAGGTGGAGATGTATTTGGTCAACCATCAGAAGATCATGAAGCGTCAATGGCAAAAGCAGAATTAAGAGATATGATTAATAATGCTGAAGAAATATATGAAATGATCGAAGTAGGAACAGAACTTCCTGGGTGGATATCATCATATATAACATTAGCATCTGATTATATGCATTCAGTAAAAGAATATATAGCTGGGAAGGCTGCTGAGAAAAGCTTACAAGCTCCAGAAGAACCAGAAGAAATGGATTTTAATATAAAAGATCAACAATAATATGAATAATTTAGAAATATTAAAAGTATTACTTTCTGAAGATGATGCAAATAGAATGGATAAATCTCCAAAAACATTTGAAGATGATCCTATGAAATTTATTTTAGATAAATATGATGGATTGCAAGAAATTTTATCTGAATTAATGTCAGAAAATTTTGAAGAATTATTAACTGGGATTTATATACTAGCTTATAAACCTTCTGAATTTAAAATAGTTCTACATAATGGTCAATTCTTCTTTTTAACATTCATGGGAGAGGCTTATGAAGCAACTGTTTCTGGAAAAACATATTTTCTATTAACAATTGGAGAGAAACAGAGATGCATGCTTGCAATTAAAAAACTATTAAGATGGGGAAGCCCTCTTAAAGTAAAAGGACCTGAAGGCGCTGAACAATCAACAGCTGAAGAAACAACTGAAGAGTCACCAACTGAGACACCAGAAGAAACAGGTGGAGATGAAGAAAAATTAGCTGAGGTAAAACAAACTCAAATATTAGAATCCCTTTTAGAATTGAAAGTAAGTGGTCAGAAAGCAGAAGTGATTGCAGTTCAACTTTGGAATGCAGCAGTAAATGGAAAAACTGTTCCAGCTAAATATAAAAGTGTTTATAAAGAAATCCAAGCAATTTCTAAAAATTATAAAACAGAAATTAAAAAGTTTTCTGGAAGAAAGGAACCAACAACAAAATTTTGGGAAACAGAAACAGGAAAAGCAGCTGATGAACCAAAAACTGATTTAATATCTATAGATGAAAAAATATTAAGATTATCAGCAAAAAAAGGTCCTGCTCAATTAATGAGTGCAGCTCCAAAAGAAGCAAAAGCAACAGTATTAGCTGCTGCAAAATCATCTGGACTTGATAATGAAACAAAGGATATGTTAATGACAATGATGAAAGGTTTAGCTAATTCTACAAAAACAGAGAAGCTAAATGCTGGTCAATTAAAAAATACTGATATAAAAGATTTAAAATCTGAAGTAAATATAAAAGCTAAAAAAGTAATAGATAAAGCAGTAAAAGCACAAGAGCAATTACAAAAAGAACTTAGAGATTTGTTTAATAAAAACTCAAAGTTTAAAATTGCTTTTGTTTATGAAGCCATGACTGGTAAACAAAAATTTGGAAGTAATACACCAGGAGAAGCAAATTATGTAATAGCATTTAGTAATGATTTTCAACATGTAAAATTTGAAGATATATCTAAAATTTCTTCACCAATAGTTAAATCAATTGCAGATAAATGTAATCTTAGTGTTAGTTTCAAATCGTCTTCTTATGAAGCAGGTGGAAAAAAAGCTGGATATAATTTATTTTCTGCAGTTAGAGTTGGTTTAGAGGATTTAGTATCTAAACAAGAAAAATTAGAAGAGATATTAAATAATAATCAAATAAATGAAGTTGCTATTTTAGATAAAGTCAAACAATTTTTAAATTACCTATACAATAAATTTAATAACATTGTAGATTATATATCTAAAGGATTAGAAAAATTAAAAGAAATAATAAATGAAGGAATTGAAAAGGTTTTAGAATTTTTTGGTTTTGATATAGATGTTGATTTTAATAATAAAATAGATTTTTATAGTACAATATAAAAAAATAATATGTTTAATTTACAAAAATACCTAATAGAGAATAATTTAACTGCTAATGGTAAAAGACGACTGGCTGAAGACGTAGATTCTGATAAAACACCAGAACCTACAAAAGATGATATGAAGCAAACAGATAAAGAGATGAGAGATCTGCAAAAAAATAAAAAAGAATTAGCACTTTTACAAGCAAAAGTAAAGGATGTTATTTTTAAATATACAAAAGATACTCCTAAAGGAAAAGAATTAACCGATGTAGAAGGTTATAAAAAAGCAATAGGTGATGTTCCAACTAAAATAAAAAATTTAAAAAAGAAAATAGATGCAGTTGAAAACCCAAAAGTTGATGATAACGAAGATTAAAGATAATTATAAAATTATACTTTATATTTTAATTAGTTTATTTGTGTTATATGGTTTTATTTATACCACCACCCGTAAACCACAAATGCCTGCTGATATTAAAGCAACAATTGACTCATTAACTAATGTTAATAAGCAATTAATAGAACATCAAAAACAAATTGACAGTACTATTGCCGCTTATGAAGCTGAAGTACATAAAGTTGATTTTGAAATCAATAATATCAAAGAAAAAACAACCATTATAAAAGAATACTACCACGAAATAAGCGATAAAGTAAGTCACTATAACGCTGCTCAAGTAGATTCATTTTTTAAAGCAAGATATAACTATTAAACATATAACTATTAAACATGAAAAAACAAATCAACGAAATCAAAAGAATGCAGCAATTAGCTGGATTATTAAAAGAAAATGAGGAATATACCTCACCTAGTTATGAACTTATTAATGACTTAATGGATTATGTTC